CACCTTGCTGGCCCGGTACGTTGAATGAACCAACATTCTGTGCATTGACAGCCGAAGGGTTATAGCCAGGAGGGGGTGTAAAGAGCATGATCAACCCTGTTTCTGTTCCGGCTTGGGTGTCTCCAAGCGGGCAAGCTTCTCAATTTGTTCCCTGAACAACACAAGGCGCACACCAGTATTACGTGAACAATCACGGGGGCCGTAGAAACAACGCTGCACCCCTTCAAGCCGCCAACCAAAACGCTGCAATGCCCTGATTAAACGTCTATGCTTCTTTGACGTTATCACAGTACCACGGGATACATTAAACTGAGATAGTGCCACACGGGCGATCATCCTAACCATGCCCGGTGATAGTGTCCACGGTCCATAATAACTCAATTCTATGTTTGATCCATTATAATTTTGCAGAAGGATACCACCTACCAGTGTTCCATCCTTTTCAACTATGCCCAATGCCCGGTTAACCGGTATTGGAAACAGCTTGAAGGTAGAATAGACCCAAGCAGCAACCCTGGCATCATCATCAATAACAAGGCCGTAGCTCATTTACTGCCCCAACTGGTCGAGTCCTGCATTTGGCGGGACGCCGGTCATTAGGGCTTGCATGGCATTGGGGTCCATCCCCTGCATTGCTTGTTGCCCCATCAAGTTAGCATTTTGACCCATTCCCATCATACCCTGCTGGTTTCCAAGTGAGCCAGCTAACATAGTAGGGTCCACCTGACCTATGGGCGGTGGTCCCATCTCAGGGGCTTGCCCCTGCCGTGCCTGCAACGCCTGCATCATCATTTGTACTTGTGGGTCTTGGGGGTCCATTAGAGTTATCCTTCCTTAGAATGGCCGTGTAAGTGGCATGCCAGCTAGTGGGTGTGGTGGGCCGGGTTGACGTAACGCTTGCAGCATTCTTAATTGTGCCTCAGCAACTTCTGGCCCAGGTTGGGCATGTAACTGTGTCAATGCTGATACCGGTGCCCGCTGTATTGTCTGTGCCGGTTGGAATTGAAGCAGTGGCCTATGCTCTGGTAATTGCATTGGTGTCAACTTCTTGGCAGTTATTGGAAGTTCACCAGAAGCAGTTACTGCGATGTGAGGCATTGTTATTTCTGGCGTGGCTTCTTCAGCAGGTGGTGTGGCAGGCTTGGCCAACGCCTGAATTACTTGTAATTGCTCTGGCGTAAAAATGGGCTGCTGCGCTTGTGGAACTGGCACTGGTGCCGGTGTCGGAGGAGGGGCTGCTTGATTATCAGCCATCAAACGAAACCTCCCATTTCTAAAATGACGTTGAAGGCGTTTACCTGTAAGGTCAACGGGACGCTTGCAACTTGGCCTATGTCAAATTCAGCCGTATCAAAAGTGCCCACATCAAATTCACCAATGTTGGTCAACGCACCACTAGTGGCAATATTGACACTCAAGTGAACGGCCAGGGCGTGTCCTAATGCCTCAGTACTGAGCCACGGATTGTTTATCAGTGAACCAGCAGGCCACAATGAAACGTCCCAGATACCAACATCCCATAAAGCACCACCAACAAAGATACTTACCGGTGCCGTTTGCGAGGCAATAATGAAGTCTTCGTCAACACTTATTGTTGGAGTTATATTACCGCTGCTGACCATGAGTGGTTGCACCATGGTCATGCGTTTTAAGCGGCCAGGATCATCAAAATAGTTAAAGGCACACTGCATATCGGCAGGGATTGTTTTGTTCAAATCAAGGCTGCCTTTGTACCCTTGATTGACAGACCCGGTATTGTCTCCAAAATACAGGTTGTCATTGTAGATTTCAAAACAGTTGGCATTCCATCCGGTAAACTGACACCACGCACCCGTAAGGGTGTTCATTACAAATTGAACCTGCTGAGTGTTCTCACTGAGTGGCACATTCAAGATGGCCAACTGTTGGGACGGGTAAGTCAAAAACTGCCAACCAAAATTCTTGTTGTACATGGACCCAGCTTGGGCCATGGCGTTTTGAATACGAGCCGTAAGGGCAACTGAACGGTCGGCGCTTGGGTCAAACGGTAGTGCCGTACTGATAGGGATGATCCCCTGCTGAGTAATCAACCCAAGATCTGAGCCAACCCGCGTTATGCAACGCCGTGAAATAGGTGGCGCTAAATCAAAGGTACCAACCAACCCCCAGGCAGACGCGTTGGTAGGGTCAGTACCAGCATAGATAGATACCTGTCCTTGTGAAGATAGAAAAACAGTGTAGTCCTGTGGGCCGCTGCCGCCGTCAATGGTCCAATCACCTATAGCTACAAGGTAGCCGCCTTTGTTCCAACTAGCACCAAGGTCCAGCGTGCCAGCAATAGCCCCTGAAGTGGCATCCACCGGCATGTAGGCAGAGACAGTGGAACCATTAGCTGAACCATCCGTAAGTACATACCATAATCGGCGCTTCTGTGCCGATATGTTGATAATAGCAGTTGTACTCAGGCCGTTGGGCAATCCTGTTATAGATGGTGCTGTCCAAGTTGTTCCATCAAACATTCTAAGTGTATCAATGCCATTGCAACATTGGATTACCGTGGCATTGAGTGATGGCGTGAAGTTTGTGTACTGCCATCTGGATGATGCTAAGCCAGTAACAACTGGTGTGGCCGTACCAATAGTTGAAACATCATAAATCTTGCCACCACTTGCGGCAAACATCGTTTGCCCGCCTTCAGCCCGTCTTACCATCAATGTTTCAACTGGGACAACACCACTGGTAGTAGCCCAATTGATATATCCATCTCTTAATTCTACCCAGCCTGGGCGCGGTACCCAATTGGTCAGGATGGGTGCCCGCTTTGGGTCCATCGACGCCAGGGGTGAGATGGCATCCCATCCCTCAGTGGGTGCTGGAACCACCTTGGTTATCGTATCCGGCGCGGGATATGGAGCCTTTGCTATGGACTGTATCTTACGCATTCTTATTTCCTAGCAAATTCCCCAAAATATTTTTGCTCAGCACACTTACGCGCAGCAACTGCGGCCTCAAATGATTTGTATATCCCAAGATATACCTCTTTGTAATTAACCATTATTCTTGCTGAGTACCCATATTTGCTTTTTCTGACACCAGTAGCTCCAGAAGTGTTGCTTTTCTTTAGACCAAGGTTCTTACCGTTTTGCGGGTGTGTTGCCTCACGCAAATTATCAAATTTGTTATTCCACCCATCACCATCAATATGATCTATTTCTACCTCAGGCCATTTACCAGTTACCCACAACCAAATTATTCTATGTGCCAAGTAGCGTCTATAATTTATGCTCACACTCACACGTCTGTATTTCTTAATTTTAGTTACATGCTTGCACCCAGCAATATCACCAGGGTGCTTCCTATAACGCTCGACCTTCCATATCAAGTCACCAGTTTTCTCATTGTAGTCAAATAAATGTCTAACTTCCTTAGAAGTTAAGTCACAAGTTCTGTCCAACATTTTATACCCCTGTTCACCAGGCCAAGGGTTAGTGTTACCAAACTTCTTACCTCCTGTCTATAGCAGGCGCTGGGTAAGGCGCTTTAGCTAGGGATTGAATTTTTCTCATATGGTTATTGGCGGGCGTGGGGCATTGTTCATATCTTTGTCGCGATAGTAATAGTAGATACCACCTTTGCTATCAGTGTACCAGCCATTGATTATCCACTGTCCGGTTCCTGGTGGGGGTGGTGGGATGTTAAAAGCAGTGCAGGAATCACTAGCGTTACATGGTTCAAATATAAGGGCTTTTAGATTTGGGCTAACAACAATTGCGGATTCTATATCTACTGCATTGGCTTTTTCAGTAATACCAACTACACTATCTGATATCCAAACTTCTTTACCAATTTGGGTTGTAAATAATCGACTTGGATCATTTAACCAATTCTCTAAACCAATTTGTGTGACCAGTAACTTACTGGGGTCTTGGGTCCAGGCCTCCTTGCCAACCTGAGTGACCCTTACATTACCGTGGGCACTTACCCAGTTCTCATTACCTATCTGGGTTACTTGAAGCGGTGGGTAAGAAGCTGTGGCAGTATCGGTAGCATTAGCCGTCTCTTGAATGTCTCCATACGGCCCAGTGCCTAACCAAGTCTCATTTCCTATCTGGGTAACACCTAGAGGAAAATGAGGATAACTAGTGACCCATACTTCTTTCCCTATTTGAGTGACTAAAGAGGACATAGATCATAATACGTCATTTGGCCCAATTTGCAGAGCATTAACCCCAGGAATTGTCCAGGCAATACTGGTGTTTGGATCAACAGTGTTGACCATCTGTATCCAAGTGTAGTTACTGGCCATAGCCGTCGTTGGGGATGAAAGCACAGTGCTAGAAGATTTTATATTGAAACAAATACTATGTGGCCCGGTGTCATCCATCCTGCTATACATCTTCGTTTGCACAGCAATGATGTTGAATGGAACCACGGTCAGGGTTTGGCAACCATAGTAATCCTGATTGCCTGGGGTGTTGGTGAAGACGTAAGATGTATCACCATTTGCTATAAGCTCATTGACCTGACTGAAATTGGTTCCGGCAGATTTTGGGGTCCATGTAATTGTTTGATCACTATTTGGCATCAACTGCAGTGAACGCACATCACCCTGCCACGTATTGGGTGAAACCCCTTGATCATTAAACAGATAAAAATCATCAAAGAAAACACCATTAGCTCCAGTCAATGATGTGAAATTAAAAATATTGACAAAATTATTTGTTGATCCGTTTCTTGTATTCAATCCTGTTGCAGTCCAATTATTTGTTGGGTTTCCGTCAACTCTCATTTCAACACTGCCCACAGTATTATCAATAACAATCTTAAATTGCAGATGATGCCAAACAGTGTTATTTAAGAAAATTTGAGGAGAGGTTGCTAAAGCTGCCCCGTTAATGGCCCCAGCAGTAACAACAACAGTTCCATTAAAAAGAATTGCTATTGCAAGTTGATTGTTTGCCCCATCAAGAAGCTGAAATCCAGCCATTGGAGAAAGGCTGCCCGGTACAATAACTGCATTCGGTTTTGCAGCCATATTGGCATAAATAGTTGTGCTGTTTGTAAAGGATGTAGTTTTAGCAGTTGAACCATTGCTAGGTACAATAGATTGCCCTACACCAAAACGGCTAGTGCCACCTGGGTTTACACTAGAAACTGTCCACGATAAGCCACCAGCCACCATATCAGAAGCGTTTGCATAAAAATCAAACCCATCGCCAAGAAGCCATGCCATGTCAGCCTCACAGAGCCGTTGCATATTGGATGTTTAGGGAATTGCCATTGTTGACTGACTGAGCGCCGTTTGTAAAAAGACCGGCTGAGTAAAGGATACCACCAGTATTATCTATGGTGTTCACTGCACCTGAACCATATACAAGGAAACATCCATTAACAACACCAGTACCTGTGATACCAAATGCAACTAAGCTAGATGATTTAGAACCACCGGCAGCAGCCGTCCACGATACGGTAGGGCGGGGTGATGTATAAGTTGGTGCATGAGCATTACCAGCTTCCAACCAGCCAGCATGGCTACTCATAGTGTCATTAACTGACACGCCAGTAAAAGAAACAGATGAAATTAGGCCCATGTACGGGCCAGTTATCGTGTAAGCAACACCAGCCAAGTAAGTATCAAGGGCAAGGTTCTTACCTACAACGGTAACTACGTTGTCAGCCTCAGCTACCCAAAGGATTTTTCCATCCTTATCAAGGCAAGTAACGGTGTACCGCCCAACAGCGTGACAGGCTTCAACGTATGCCCCCCTGGCGGTAACAAATGCCGCACAAGTGTCAACAGCATCGGCTTTTTCAATTGGCATTTTAATGTGTCATTAAGAGGGAAGTGGGTCTACTCTAGTATTCCTATAAGAATACTGTGGCTGATCATCACGTCTTACACGAACATGATCAATCCATAATTCATTTGGTTCTGGAACTGGTGTAGGTAAAGGCAGTGCATCGGGTAATTTAACAGGCTCGTTCTTAGCCTTAGCTTTTTCAGTGGTCATTAGGTTACCAGTTCCCCAGCACCGCCTTTATGACGGCCCGGTTTGCTTTCAATAGTTGGAATAGATTCGTCCACATGCTTCCATGTAATGCCTTTAACCGCACAAACTATGCAATACGTGGCAACTCCATATTTGTTGGCAAGAAAGCGCCAGCTTGCCCCCTTTTGACGTAACTGCCGCGCTTCACGTACTTTAGCCTCAGTCAACTTTGATTGTGGCCTATCTTCACCACGGTTTATCCTACCACGTTTGACACAATCATCAGAATTTTGCTTATAGGTACCAATAATCAAGTGCTTAGGATTTACACACAAAGGATTGTCACAAGTGTGCCTTATAACCATCTTTGGTTCAGTTATTGGGCCATTGTGAATGATCCATGAAGCACGTGAGGCCGTCATTGGCCGTGGGTTAAGTTCCTTTGACTTGAAGACACCATAACCTGTTTTATCCCAAGTCCGCCCAGTCCAATTCCAGCAACCAGTAACTTTATCCTTCTTAAAGCACCCGTAGAAGCGTTCTCGTGGCGATTGGTATTTCTTCTTTTTATAACCAAGCTGCCTACCTATGCGGGCAATACGCTTCTCAATGGCTCTGCTTATATCCTCCTCAGTGTGAACACGTGGGCCAAAAGCTTGTGCCCTAGCTTCTTCATACGCCTTAGCCGCAAGTTCTGGCGTAGCATAATCACCAAGGTGATAGCGAATACCCTGTATTGCTATCCTTGCCCTGAAAAGCTTCCCATGCTTTCTTACACCGAGAAAACCAAGCCTGTTATTCAATCTGACTGTAGTGTTGTGTTGGTTACCAGAGTCATCATTGAGCCGTAAATTGTCCCACCTGTTGTCAGATCTATCAAGGTTCTTGTGGTCAACAATGGTGTTTGGCCAAGCGTGGGTTACATAAAACCAAGCAAGCCGGTTCTCAGAATACTCTTTGTCATTGATGGTGATGTACCTATACCCATGGTGTTCATACCCGGCACGGTCACCAACCTTGACCTTTTTGCTCTTGACTACCTTCCAGGTGAACCAACCAGTTTCCTTATTGTAGTCTAGGCGTTCACACAATTCCTTATGGCTAACATTTTCTTGCATTGCTGACTCCTGTTAGTTTGCAGGGTCAGCATACACAAAATTAAACTGGGGTCAAGCATTGTTCGGGCCCACGGGGCCAGGAAAAAAGCCATCTTGCGTATTCGATGGTGAGATGAAGATGGGGTTCACTCTCTTCACCAAGTTCAGCGTCGGCGCACCACCATCACGAGCCACCAATCGGTCCACATAATCAACCCACCGATTCTGCATTGACTGATAATTAAAACCCTTCCTCTCCCAAAACATCCACTCAATACCAAGGATGATGGCTTGATCATCAAGCAACACCTGATCGTCATCATTCGTAAAGTACTGAGCAAAAGCAGTGTCAGAACCGTTAACCATGACAGCCGCCGTACTGAGGTACTCAAACACAAGCTGCAGGGGTGAGGTAATTTCAGCCGGTTGAGGCCAGATACGGAACTGACTTGACAATGGCCCCACTTTACGGAAGTGCCTACGCGGGCCAGTAACCACAATACCTGACCGGTGCCACTGATCCATCTGCGGGCTATCAGGCCCCAGCAGTTCCCACCGGTTTGTTCTATCCCACATAGTCCGGTTGTTGAACCAATCAAACCCCTCCGGCATGGGGTAAGTATCCCTTGAAAAAGTAAGTGTCATGCCGGTGGTTGCAGCACCTGTTACTTCCATGGACAAAGTCACTTGATTGAGTGAGTCCACTGAAATAACACGGGCCGCTGTGGGGATACCAAAACCACTACACATATAGAAGTTAGCCTCAATACCGGTTGTACTTGGGATGCCGGTTATGACTGGTGAGTTCTGAGTAGTGTTTCCAACAGTGACAATGGGCACACTCACAACCAAGTCATACTCAAACTGCATTGCAGTCCATCTGTTCCTGCGCCGCAGTTCGTCCAATACCCTATTGGCCAGATAGTACATCTGTGTGGTGGTAGCGTCTTGGTTTAGAACCACAGCCGCAGCTTGCGGCAGCCCAAGTTCTGCTTGGGCCGCCTGCACCATCTGAAGGAGGGTAAGGGACATTTCAGTGACCCCGTTAGATTACGCGGTCAGGTTAGCTGCCCAGTAGCCGTTGCCACTCAGCACTTTGTACTTGATAAGGTACGCAGACTTATTCTGAGCCAACGTAAACGTCCCATCAGTCGTACCATTGAGACGATCACTGGTTGGCACATAAATTACTGCACCAGTGCTTTGTGCATTGAACATAAACACGGGGCTTCCAACATGCACAGTAGCCTGCAGCACCGCCCCAGTTTGGCTGGACGATGGAACCAACTCAACGTTCTTGGTTAGGATCTTCGCCGCAGTTCCCTGCGTCGTGCCTAGGCACCCTAAAGAACTGAAGTTGTTCCCTACCGCAGCCGCCAGGATTGGCGACATTCCAAGACCAGTCAGGTCATCACTAGTCGGCATTGTTTCTCTCCTTCAGAGAAATGTGGTTAAGCTTGAATACGCGCACGCGCACGCTTCTTGGGCGCAGCCCTGGCAATGTCACCAGTGGCATGCGTAGCGTTGATTTGAGCCGTTTGGGCGTCAAAGGCAGGGGCCATTTGCTTGGGCGCACCAGCGGGGTACTGTGGGCGGCCCTGCTGCCCTGCAATAAGCTGCTGCACCTGTGCCAAGCCCACGCTGTTGATACTGGCCTCACGCAAACGCTCAACCTCAGATTTGAGGCTGTCAACCATTTGGGTGAGGGTGCGGATCTGACTATCCCGCTCGTCCAGTTCATGGCGCAATTGGCTGGCCTTCACACCCTTGTTTGCCGCCTGAATGTATTTCTGGGCGTCGTTGGAATAACGCTGGGCACCCATGCCAATACTATCAATGGCTGGGCCTGACAGTTCAGCACACTGTTCTACAGTGTACACGCCATTGGCCCGCAGCGTGGCACCAACTGATGGATGATCTGGGTAAAGCAGATCAATTGGGGTTCCATCAGGGACCTGCTCCTTGTTCTGCTGAAACTGCGCCCACTGCATTGCATATTTTTTCGGGTCTTCAGCAGTAACAGGACGATCCACAATATTCAGGCGCTCACCGGGCGGGTGGATACGCACGTAAGGGATGTCCTCATAAACCGGCCTGCCAGCCTCATTTGATTTGGCCGGGTTATGCCGTGGCTTGGTGTAAAACATCACCACCAAGTTCTTGTCGGTACCATATTGAACGGTCCCCACATTGCCGTTCCAGTTGATTCCTGTCGGTGAGGCAAAACCATCGTCCATAACACAACTCCTTTAACTGGGTTAAACTTTATGCAGCCTTCTGTTTTCGTCCCTGCATCTGTGCTCGCAGCAATGAGGCTGCTTCTATCATCATTGGTTCCCAAGCATTTGGGGCAGGTTGGGTAAACTGCCGTAAGGTGGGGTACCAAGGGCTGTCCTGACGCCTACCCAGCCAACGCCAGCAGCCGCACCAACGGCTAAGCAACCACGTAGGCTTACCCAAAGCCCCCGCCACATGCACCACAGCGGTATCAACACTGATCACAAGGTCTAGGCACTCAATCAGTGCCGCCGTATCATAGAAGTCGTCTAGTTCCTCGGTCCAATCACCAATGGTCATGCCCGTGGGTGGCTTCTCAATCTGATCCCTTGGCATGCCCTTTTGCAGTGATACCCAACTCACCCCCGGTATTTTAGCTAGTGGGCCAAACGATGCTAGGGTCGTTGAGCGCATTCTATCCACTGCATCAGCCTGTGGCCGCCCCGGCCTGCTCATACCAGCCCAGCAAACGCCAACCAGCATTCCTGGCGGCAGTTTCTTAAGGCGCTCCCGCCACAACCCTACCCGGTAAGGTTCAGCTTTCAAGTATGGGCCATTCCAAGGAATAGTGTCAACCGTGGTACCAAAAATACGCGGCAGTGACATTACCGGGATCATATAGTCAATCTCAGCACACGGCACCAGATCACCAAAGGTCAGCACACGATCAATATTGGCTAACGTCTGCATAAGACGTACTAGCGGCTGCCGCACCTCAATGAAAACAGTACCACCAAACTTTTCCTTGATCATGGAAGCGTAGCGCATGAAATGCAGTGAGTCCCCATGACCCTGCTCACCGTAGACCAGCAGCGTTTTTCCTTCCAGGCTACTTCCATCCCACTGGGCAATAGGCAAGCCACGTTCAACCAGTTGATCTGACTTCCATCGCCACTCAAACTCGTCCCAGCCTTCCTTATAGTTCCCCATCTCCAGTTCAGCAAAGGCCCGGTTAAGGTGGGCATCTATATAATTGGGGTCCAGTTCAGTTGCTCTCCTGTACGAAGGAAGCGCCTCAGCAAGCCTGCCCTTCCATTTCATGGCATTGCCCAAATTCATATGGGCGTGTGGCAGCTTTGGATTAAGCTCCAGTGACTTGTGATAGCAAGCTACGGCCTTCTCAGTTTGATCATATTCAGTGTAGGCCGCCCCCAAGTTCATATGATACTCAGCCGATTTTGGCTCCAGTTCAATTGCCTTCTCAAGGTTCAGCACTGCGTCGAACGGGTGACCCAATTGCATCAAGGCCAGCGCCCTGTTGTTCCAAGCCAATCCTACCTTGTTATTCTCAGTAAGAATTTGGGTGAACTTTTGAACCGACTCGGCAGGCCTCCCTGTATTCAAAAGATTGACGGCATGATCACATTCCTGAATTAACCTCTCACTCAGCAGCATCACACATAGTCTCCCCTGTTGGCATTTCCACTGACCTATGCACCCCTGAAAGTGTTTTTACCCACAGGGATCTACCTATTATATCAAGTTCATCAAGTGCACCTGATTTCTGAACGTGCGGATCACGACGGGCAATGTTCATGCGCTCAGCCATCTTATCAGGTGACAGCACGAATGGCCAGTTGAACATGCCGTGAAAACCAAAATGCCTGCTTTCTATTGATGGCCGTGACCGTTCAAAAGAAAAGTCAATGGCAACGCTTTCAGGTGCCCATTTGAATTGTGGCAGCTTGGTTCGGTAACCCCGGCACAACACCTGATCCTCTGGCATCTTGAGCGGAAACTCTTGCTCATGCTCAGCTATGAATTTCAACAAAGCAACTGACCTTAGATTGAACCCACTGTTCCCCACGTTCATATTATCGTTGTACCACCACGGGGCACCCACATAGTCGTATCTTAAAAATTCATCCCTCCACATTCCTGGGTCAATTATCCAGCTATCATATTGAACAAAGAGAATGTGACTGGTTTTGATATAGTAGGGCATCTTATAAGTTGTGAAACGTGCCGCTTCATCAACATTCTTAAATTTTACCGGAACAGTTTCCCTTCCTAAATCCTTATCCGTGAATAACTTTACATCCCCAAATTTGGCGTGTTTCAAACAGTCATCAACTGCCATCAGGGTTAGGTCGTGACAGACTGTGAAGGCACAAACCAAAGTAACGTCAGATAAATTTAACATACAACTCTGTACCCTTTCTTCCTTCAATATCTGCCATCAGTTCTTGGCACACCTGCACACCAGTACGGACTTCATAATCTGAAGTCAAATCCCGGTAGCGAATGGTTGTCATTACACCTGCTTTAACATAGGGGTCAATAAACTTGCTATCCCTGAAATCGTCCTTGTAGTCGCCAATCCATACAACAGTTTGAATGTGCAGCATAGCACTCATTGTTTTGAACGCACTATCGCTGCCAATGAACATTGAACACTCAGCAACCCTCGATAGGCTTACCGTAACATCAGCATCAACAAATTTTAGATACTCACTTTCAAATTCACGCCAAGCTGGCACAAGGGCATCAAATTCAGACGCAGTTCCAAAAACCAAGATATTATGCCACTTGTTTGCAGCTATGAGTGAGTTAAGTACCGTTATTGGCAGTGCCTTCGACGGGAAGCCAAACCGTTTCTCAACACTGATTGAATAATTAGAACCACCAAGGTGAACACCAAGCACCGGGCGTCCGTTTGTGAATATGGGGGGTTGCTTAACAAATGGGTTCTTTCTAAAGAACCTTTGACGCGGGCAATTATCAACACTTGTCAGCTTGCCCAATGATACCTCTTCAACCGTTAACCCAACAGCAACAAAAAATTCTTGTACATTGTCACAATGAGATGCAACAAGATACCGATTGTTTGGGTGGGTCAGCATGAACGGTAGGCATTGCAGAAAATCTCCGATACCACCCTTAACAGCAATGGACTTAGGTGTGTTGCTCATGCGGCAACCAAGCTTTCAGTGAACTTTTCTAATAGTGCCTCACGGTAGGGGTCAATGTTGTCCGGTTGGCAATTACTCAACTGCCCACAACTGCCACACACTTGATTTTGCTTCCGCTCACCGCGCAGGTGTTGCATCCGCAACGTATTCATCAGGTCTGAATTCCAAATTGATTTCATAGATTGTTTACGCACATCACCAATAACAAGTTTGCGGCCCCAATCTATGAAACAAGCGCTAACCAGTCCGTCAGCGTTGACTGAGTAGCCATAAAAAATGTAGGGGCAGACTGTAGCATCTTTGTTGATTGGCTGGCCGTATAACCCCTTGGTAATTTTCCAGCCAGTCTTTTCCTCACCATCAAACTCTGGCCAGCATGGTGAAAAGTTTTCAATGAAAATGCGGTCACAATAGTCACCAAAGGTATCCAAAAATTTCTGCCTCTGATCCTCTGTGAGAATTTCGTTTATTGTCTTAATGACAATCTCACAGCTTCCTTTGTTCGCATGAACCCACTTCACATTTTTAACCATCCGAGTAAAGTCAAACTTTACCCCTGTAACCTTGTTGCGCTCCTCGTCAACCATACCATCAACTGAAATGTTGATGCGATCAATGCCCGCCTCAAGTACCGGGCCAATACGTTCAGGGTCTATCAACGAACCATTGGTTGTAGTGTCAACTACCTGAACGGCCTTTGATTGCTTGGCATAGGCAACCATATCAGCTAGGCGCTTATTCAAGAATGGCTCTCCATCCTTGTAGAGGCGCAGTACCTTTATAGGCTTGTCAAACTCTACTAGATCATCAACAATCTTCTGGAAAACATCAAATTGCATCAGACCCTGGAAGCGCCCTGTTTTGGCAATCATGTCACGGTGGCCAGTTGGGCAGAATGTGCATTTGAAATTGCACGCACTGGCCGGGTCAACAAAGATGACATAAGGCGTAGTTAACGGGATAACCGCTTCAAGGGTGGGACGGTTATCAAGGTTGATACGCGGTTTGAGGGCGGCTTTCATTTAGAAGTACACCTACTTTTCCATTATATAATAATACTGACCAAGGGTGCTATTGAATGGCTCAATTTTTGATGACACCTGCGCTGAAAATTCATCCGCTGCCCTACGCACTCCAGGGAAACCTTCATAATCATCACCAAACAGCACACCACCTTCTTTTACCAGGGGCCAGTAATTCTCCAAATCCTGTTTGGTGTCATAGTAATCATGAGAACCATCAATGTAAACTGCGTCAGCTTTTACACCCCATGTTCTAAGTAAAGCCGCCGCAACGTTCGAAGTAATTGGCATTGGCACAATGATATTCTGCTTGCCACTATGAATAACATTGGATAAAAACTGATAGTAAACTTTCGGGTATCCATTCTTACGGTACATATCTGGGAACTGATACATTTCATAGGAACCAAGCCACGTATCAATACACACTATGGCTCCACCCTCAGCAACATAATTAGTCATCTTTATGGCACTAGCCCCCTTCCAACTGCCAACTTCAATAATCAACGACGGCCGTTGATGCTGATTTACGAAGACATGTTCAAAAATCTGATTACTTATTTCCGGTATGCCATTTGACCAGCTTGTATCAAGTGGGAATTCTGGTTCATACCCAACAAAAGGATCAACACCACAGAAGGCTTTGCGTAAGTCTACAATAGAAATCTGATTGGGGGCACTGACAGGAGAAACAGAAGAATACATCACTTAACCCTCTCATTCGGTATGGCATAAAGCACAGCGTTTGAGCCACACCAACAATGCAAGCGTAGCAAAAACTTGTAGTCTTCCAACAAGGTCATCAACCAAAAGGGTGTCTGCCATAAACCATCAGCATTGTGACAAACGGCTATTGCGAGAATGGGGCGCTTATCCAGTAAGATACGCTTAGTCCCCTTCAAAGCAGGTAGTTCAGCCCCCTCAAGATGCATCTTAATAAAGGTAGCCGGTAAGTGGTAGTTATCAAGTGTGTGCGTAGCAATGTAATCATTCCCAGTATTTGAAATCTGTGAAGCAAGCCCAAGGCCGGAGTGAAACTTCGCCACACCTAACTTTTCATGCAAAGCATAAGGGATGATCTCAATGCGCGTGTTCTGTGGCACCCTTTTACGCAAGACCCGCCTGTTGTTCAGGTCAGGCTCATAGGCAGCAATCAGATCAAACTTGCCACCTGTGATCTTGATAAATTCTAGCGCTACATCACCGTAGCAGGCACCAGCGTCAACAAAGATTTCATGCTCATGCAGTACCTTGGTTACTTCTGGTATGAAATATTGCTGAGCCTTGGGCACCAACGGTGCGGTTTCAAATGACCATTCCTGACGCAGCCGCCGCCATGCAATAAATTGAAGATGGTGGGCGCGGGAGGTATCATCAGCCCAAGTTGTCAGAACTTTGTTGATCTTCTCCTTGTCATTGTCAGTCAGATGATCAGCAAACCATCCATTAGCTAATGGATGTAAATGTTTGAAGTTCTCAGTAAAATCATAAAAGGGTAGGATTGTTTTGAAACCACGTCCTAACAGTGCTTGCTCAATTGGAACATAGGGGGCCGTCACAACACACACTGCAATGCAACTATCAGGGTCTGCTTCCTCGTCGTACTCAATGGCCTGTGCAGAGCGGTGCCCTATGAATTTCAGATACCCCTGTGCCATTTCCCCAAGTTTTCCCCTGCCGTAAAGCACCAGGGGCGCGTCAGTTAAGGGTGAAGGGCAGCACGTATCAGTTGCCAGTTTTTCCAACAAGGCTGACGCCACTGCAGGGCTTGGTGACTCCTTAAATGTTTTAGCTATATGAGGCACGAAGTCACTTTACTTAAAGAACTCCTGTGCCAGCAATGGCCAGCACAGGAGTACTGTATCATTACGAGGTAGCACCCACAACCGGGTAGTTCAGGACGGCCGCGTTCGGGCCAGCCGCAGAGCCGTTTGCACCAGTGATGACAATACCGTTGACTTGGTACGTCGTATTGGTGCCACCGCCCGTGCTGGTCAGGACGCCGCCAAGCGTTGCGCTGCTATGAAGCTGTGAAAGCTTAACAGCAGTAGCCAACGTCTTGACGTTCTGGGCATTGCCAGCACGCTGAACCCAGAAGTAGCAACCCTTTTGGGTACCAGACGGGGCAGGCACAACAAGGCTGCCCTGACTGCCACCAACGACGCCCACCAGCAAGCCAGTCGCATTGGTAGCTGCCGTAACAGAGGCACCACCAATAAGCGCAACTGACCATGAGCCGGGGGTTTGAGCAATGATCACCACACTACCGGCAGCAAGCGTGATGCTGGCGGTGCAGTAAACAAACTCAGAACCATCCGTGCCCCAGGCAAGCTCACCTGGGAGGAACGGCGGGTTGGGGTACTCAGGCGTAGACGTGTCCAGGATGAACACCGAATTTATGTCGATGCCCTCCTGTGTAGTGGTACTATAAATTGCAGCGGCCATGATTGGCCTCCTTTGTGTTACAGGGTTTTAGTTCAGAGGCTCGATGGATTGGTTTCCAATGGCCATAGGGTACGCGCACAATACCGGAATTGGTTTTCCGGTCAGTTAAATTCTTGGGTCAGATACCGCGCCTGTGCAACATGACGCAAACAGAAAATGCCGCAACGCACTCATTTATTAAGGCGTAAACACATAAGTCCCAAGATATGCCGACCACATATCGTTGCCCATATTTATGAATTAAAATTTTCTAATGCAACAAGACTTTGAAATGACGAATAAGTATAAAGATCTCCAGTAGCCAATGACCAAATAGGGCTGTAAAGGCTATTTGAGTTTCCTATATCAAGAAACCAACCTGGAATTGCCGTATTGCCCAAGCCATATTTTAAATTATTCAAGTATAGACATACGGCGTTCCTAAAATAATCGCTATTTTTGAATCCAGACAGCAAATTTGAAATCTTGGATGATGCTGTCGAATTTAAATAAAACGCAGAAGAAGGAAGTCCATACGCATTACTGCCAATAGCCCCGTAGTCCAATCCGAGTTGAATTGCTTGAGTTGCCGTCATCGCAATGGCGTCATAGGCCGCCTCATAAACAATAAACGGTAGCCCAAGCGACCCAAAAGTCGATGTGAGGGATGGATAAATGACCGCAGAATACTGATTAAGGCTTATGCCATTCGTCTGCGCTCCAGTTCCATCATCTCTGGTTCCAGAAATAACATCGTTCAGCATCCATTGTAATGCCTTGACCGTATTTCCCGCCGCGTAATCATCTGCGGCTGTAACAAGTCCAGCATTAACACCGGGAACTACTCTGGTTGCCGATCCTCCACTTATGTAACTAGTAAGCGCACTAAAGTCCGATGTATAGACCGTTGTTACAGTATGAATGCCAGATTGTGATCCTGTTGTGTTTATGGCAGTTCCGTTTGCCGTCGTTGCAAACTGACATGTAGAACCAGATTGATTTACTACAAAATATGTTGTTCCTGCTGTGATTCCTATCGGTAAAGCGCCGCTTGTCGAAAATACAATCATATCGCCATTTGCAAGTGCGCTGCTAGTTGTGACAATGCCCGGATTTGTAATTGTTATTGTAGATGTTTCATAAACAGCCCTAACAACATTGGTTAGTTGGAATGTATCTGTTGTCTTGTTTGCAACGGTTCCATATACGCCATTTAATTGTGTAGTACCAGTTATGCTGGATAATTTTACCCTATCCCCATTCGAGTAACCATGCGCGGTTGCGGTAATGACACCAGGATTAACAGTAGTAATTCCAGATATGGTCTTGGCCGCCTGCAAGGTTATGTAGCTTGTGGGCGCACCCGGAAGCCCTGGAAGATTTGGACCTTCAAAATAATTGCCAGAATGATACGCCTTCATAAAATCTAACGGTCGATTTGGAGAGATTGTCCAGTTTGTAGCAATAGCATTGCTTGAAAAAGACAAAGTTGTCGAACTAACAGTCTGTGAATTATTCACTGTCCAAGAAGTGCCAGAGCCAGACAAAATTCTCGTATTTGTTGCTACTCCGGTTCCAGTTACCAGTTGTCCGGCCTGTATTCCAGTTCCGCTGGAAACTGTCAGTGTAGTTCCAGAAATTGATCCGGTAGTTGATGCACTAGACGCGCCAAGAGTGTAATACCCATTTAAATCCAGCGTAAGTTCAGGACCCTTCATCGTCCAGTCTCGAAAGTCAGTATATGAAGAAGCCGCAATAAATATCCCCATAGATGGCATCAAAGTTGACGCGGCGGCGGGCCAATTGGCGGAGATTTGGCCTATTAAACTTCTGAACTTGTACGCCATCATATCTGATTTAGATTGAAAATTAGGGTTTGGAAATCCAATCGCAGCACCCTCTCCAATTCCCCAATTATGTTGCGCACCCGTGTATTCAAATTCATTGCTATATTCTACATATGTTTTTAAGTCTGAGTTCATCGTGTTGGAAAGCACATTGCCAAACGATACTGCCGACGCCACATCATAAAGTGCCGGAATATGAAACCATCCGTCACAATTGACCGCATTGCATAATTGAGCTTGAACCGAAAGAGGGACTGATGTTGCAAGGCCACCGCCAAAATATAGCCAGCAATCCATTTTAAGATCGTAGCTAAATGTATAGATGGAATTGAGAGCGAGAGAACCAACCGATAGATTACTCGCTTGCAAGTCCAGATATTTTATCGCTTTAGCGCCTCGACTTGCCCCGCCAGGACCATGAACATCCAATGTTGGAGTAGCACTTGTGTTAGTGATTCCAATTTTCCCTATAAATAATTCGCCATCTGTAAGAGTGTTTGGAGTATCGGATGTGGCGACGCCAACATAAGAAACACCATCGGTGCTGTAGATAACATTTGGCCCACCTCCTAGGGAGGTACTGTCGCCAGCGGCAGCGGATGGAGGGTAATAGGGGTTTACATAAGTCATACAATCAACGGGAGGATCGTATTGGAATCGAGAATGATTGCATGAGTTGTTATACGTTCCAGACCACAATAAAAATCTTAATATCTTGGGATTTATCTTTTTCAACCACGTTATGTAGTCTGGATTAAAAATTTGTGTCCCTGTTAATGTCAGACAAGACGCCATACTTGAAACCTGGTCTGAACGACATATTGCAATGTTGCTTATATTTGAAATATTGGCACCAGCCAAAAATATCAATTGACCAATTGCGCTTCCTGTTCCGCCCGCTGGCGGCGTTAATTCTACCATTCCATCTGTGCCAATCAAATTTACCCCGCCAGCCCCAGACGGGGAAGTTACAAAACTATTCTGTCCCTGCTGAATTGTCGTTCCAACTCCACAATTCAACCATACCCCAGGTGTACCGGTGGCATACCCGCCTGACGATCCGGTAACGGTCCCAAAATTTCCTGTCCATGCGATATAGTATGATCCACTATACTGCGTAGTACTAGGAGCACTTGGATTGCAAATCAGATTTTGCGACGGAGGGGAACTTATCGGATAGTTATTGACATTAAAATTAAATTGATAGGCGTATGTTCCTGAAGCATTGCGAAATGCTCCTGCTGATTTCAAAAAATTTTTGAATGGATATGTCTGGTATCCAGGCGGAGAAATGTTTAATACTGAATTTCCAACCCCTCTGCCGCCACTGAACATTGCCATATTTCATGGCCCATAAGGAAGGTATATGCTTGTCAACTGAGCAGAACCGCTATTAAAAACCAACCCAACGGTACTTGCTCCTGCCGAATCACCAGTTGAGTGTCCAGCACTATATGCCTCATTCGTCCCCCCGGTTAGGGCAACAGTATCAACATCCTTGGTAAGACCAGTTGCCGTTGTTGATGTGGGAGTTGTTACGGCATTAGCAATGCCAACAGTAGCTCCACCGGCAAACTTAGTTACCGACACCGTTGCATTTGATGTTGATCCAACTCCCGTTCCAGTCTGATTTCTGGAAAGCAACTGCCATACTGTTAGAGAGGAATATAATATTGTGCTGCTAGAAGCCAACGTGAATGTGATTGTGTCTGTTGTAGCAGTTGTAGCCGCTCTATAAATAAATGCGTCTGTATGATTACCAATAGCATTATAAGTATGTGCATCAAGTGTTGCTGTTATCGAGCCAGTAGAAAGAACTAAACTTACAGGAGGATCGATCGCTGTTCCGCCAGATTGTCTTGCAACGATACCAAGTATAACTTCCTTAAAGGCCGAAGTATCTGACCCAAGACTTACGCCTGTATATGTAAGAACATTATTTGAATTGGTCGATGCAGCTATAGCATTCCCGATGTATGTCAAAGCAAATGTCGGCGCACTACCTTTGACGGTCTGTGCAGCAGAATTAAGAAATCTTGCCGGATGTCTGTGCGGAAACATCAGGAGAACTTACCAACCGCGAGAACTGACACATTCGCTCCTGTCGTAATGTACCAACCGCCAGCAACGCGGCTGACCGCGCCTACCGGGATAGTGAAAGGAGTAAGCGTCAATAGGGCCGTGGTTCCACCCCCGGGATATGCAACAACTGTAGTTGGTCCTGAAGTTCCGTCTAGGATAGTAACAACGCCCGGAGCCGTAGTAGCAGGAATCACAATCACATAATCTAAATAATCACCAACCGCCCCTGTAGAAGATTTGATTGACGCCGCCGTTTGACTTGCCGCCACCGTGACATAGTAGCCAGTCGAAAACTTTGACATCGCCGTGGAAACAACACCATCTGTTGCGATGGTGACTGGCATTGAGTTTGCCATTGAATTCGTACCGAGAGCGTATGCCGTCCCGCCTACGGACGATACATCATGTCGCTGGGCACCAGCAGTTGTTAGTGAAACCGGACTTGTTTGTGCATTCGTATAACTTGGAGCAGCAGTCGTAACAGCCCCCATGACCATCGAGCCGGTCTGTCCTGAGGTTGTAGATCCTTGGGCTAGGCCAGTAGCAGCATCTACTACAGCATGAAGATTGGTACCCGTAGGTTGGATGACGGTGAGAGTATTGACCGGGCCTGAACCATCACCCTCGCTCAATACCTGTCCAAACGAATATGGCCCCGTCCCTGCCCCGCTTTCATCCCATACCCGCATGGTGCGTGAGGTTCCACCACCGTCCAATATCGCTAAGGTAGTCCATGCGCCAGCCATCTGTAGTCTCCTAGACTATTGGAAGATACATTGAATTGCGATCACCACTGCCAGCACCACCTGTATCATTGAACTTTAATGCTTGAGTGAAACCAGCCGCTGAAATCGTAATTGTAAATGGTGAACTATTATCAGCAATACTGTTAACATCAGTGACAGTTAACACTATCCCAGCAAACGTACCGGCAGCAGATGGAGTTCCACTAATAATCCCAGTACCTGTATTAAGGGATAGACCAGTTGGCAATGTACCTGAACTTATAGAATAGACATAAGGAGCTGTGCCACCAGATGCTGACGGTGTTGCCCCAGTGTAAGGTGTACCTTGAGTGCCACTAGTTACAGGGGTGTAACTAAGCGTTGTCTTTGTTGCTGAAACACCAGCGCTTGTTGCAGTAGAATTTCCAGAAGCATTCGTACCT